AATTATGGTTTATGCTCGTGTAGGAAGTAAAGTATGGATCGCAAAGGACATGCTTAGTCAATTAGAGGTAGGAGACATTAATCAGTCTTTATCTGACACAGCACTCTACTCTCAAGAACAGTACAAAGCAGTGAATGCTAAATCATGGGCAAGTAAGGCTTACGTGATGAATGGTTCGTTTGAGTTCTCAGAACCAGAAGCAGAATTAGTTTAAAAAAGATGTTGTAGGGTCGGGTCAAAAGCCCGACCTTTACATTTTCAAACAAAGAAAGCTATGACAAGATTTAGAGCAGCAGTAGGTTACGATTGTGGATTAGATGAGATGATTACAGATCAATCTCAAGTATTTGATACTGTACAAGAAGCAGAAGAAAAAGCATTATTTTTAAAATAGATATTACAAAACCGGCCCCAAGCTGGTTTTTTTATTTACATTTATATACAATATGGTTTTATTGGGTTAAGTGCGGCCATTGGGTTTTTATCCGGTGGCCGTTTTGTTTTTAAAATATCTAATGAAATAACCGTTTTGTTAGATATTATCTAATTTTTAAAAATACCGGGTTAATTATTAGGCCGGTTAAATGGTTTTGTACTTACTTTTATGGACGGCAAAAAAAAACCGGCAACAAATTGGCGTTTGTCCCGGGGCCGGAAAACATAAGACGATATGTTAACAGAGCAAAAATATAGCCTTACTTTCAATATAACAGC